CACCAACAGGTACTAAAACACTATCACTAAATGTTTGTGTCGTGCTTTGAACGTTGATGTTAAAGTAGTAATTCGTTGATGAGGTACTTCTTAAAGCTAGATTGACATTAAGAGCAAACGTCCCACTGAAAGGGGCTGTAAAGATGCCGCTGACAAAGAGGTTGTCAGGGTCAAAGAAGCTGCCTGTCTCATCAGTAGGCAAAAAACTGATTAATGCCGTGGGCGTACCACCAGCTATTGTAATTGTTGATGGAATGCCGACATTAGCACCGTACATAGGTCTGACAGCTACCGACTTCTGCTCAGTAGCTAACAACATATACAGCGTTTTAAATTCCTTGCCCGTTAGCCCTGCACCATAAGCTATCGTGTATCCTGCGTAAGCAAAAATCTGTTCAAACAGATACTTGACCAAGATAGACGGCTTCAAATGCTCTGGTCGTATATGCGTCGGTGTATTGTTCAGTCCGCTGAAACTGTAATTGAGTGCCGTCAGATACCACCCAAAAGGATACCACCCATTATCGACTAAGGGATAAACCACCGTACCTACACCTACCGCTCCAGAGGTAATGTCGTTAGTTAACGTCCACGAATTGATGATGTTTGCAGATGTCAGTGCGTGATCGGCTGCGTTGCCTATCTGATGTGTAAATAGGTCAGCAAATGATTTACCCCTAATAGCTTTGTATAGGTCGGCTGTAATGCCGAGGATATTTACCGAATAGTATTCTTCTGTCAACTCATTGAGCTGCAAGATGCCCGTCAACACAACCACCCCATAATCATAAACTTCAGCCACCGTTTCACTATACGCTGACCAGGTGCCGTTGGCTATGTTTACCTCATGGTAGTGTGCAAAGAATTGGTCGTTGGTTCTAGTGCGAGGCAATTCAAATGAAAGGCTGTGTGGGCTACTTCTCTTTGTGATGTCGGTGTTGTCCTGAATCTCAAATGTCAGTTCAATTTTTGCATCGCGTAAGTCAAGGCTTGTTTTGTTCGTTCCCGTGCCCTGCTCTTTTACAATTAGTTCTGTCATATCGTAGGCTTGTAACGCGATTCTTCAATGGTTACTGAATACACAATTCCTTTGTCGTTGATGCTCGACTGAAAATCAATGCCTGTATCTTTTATTACGCAGCCCCTCCAAGCACCATTTCTATACCACAGCACTTCGGGGCTATTCATTAAGCTGTCAAGCACATTGTTAAAACTCTCAGATTCAGGGTCGGTGTTTAGTACCCACTCGTTCGTTGTTTCTACATGGGTTACTTTCAAGCCACCCTCGTAAGGATTCAAAGCGAATGGTGTCGTTGAACCATCGGCTGTGTAGGCGTTGCCTCCCACTTGACGAAATGTATTGCGCGTTATCTTTTCGCTGTGGGTATGTTTAGAGTAGAACGTGTAGTAGTCCCAGCCACCTAACTCATTCCACCAAGCCACGCGCATAGCTTCGTATTTGCACTCAGGCTTTTTAGTTATCTTGTATTGCGTACTCGTTTCGTTTCCAGCCAATGTCGTACCGCTCGATGATGCCTGAACCGTGTAGTGTGTCCAGTTGGCATTGTTGCTTGGTTTCAAAGCTGTGGTAGCTTGGGCTTCAAGATTAGCTGGGTAAATTCCAAAATATACTAGAAACTGCGTTGCCGCATTTGATCCACCTGGTGTAATTGGATTGGTAATGAATCCGCTGTTTAAAGCTGTTGTTCCATTGTAATATGCAATGTGCATATACGCTGGGTTACTTGTCCACGGAGCGTTAGTCGTTCCATTAATCATAGCCACCACTCCATCATCAGTTTCTTGTGCTACTATCTCCTGTGGTTGAAACACAGACAGGAACTTAGCATTTGCATCATCTAGCAAATAGTTGTCGTAGTTCGTTGTGTCGTAAGCATTGTACACTGGGGTAAACGTGCCGTTCACGACATAAACTGTTTTTGTCAATGCGGCTGCTGGATACTCAACAGGTTCGTTATCTGCTGTTGAAGCGTACTCATAATAGAACTTCAAGTAGAACTTACGCAGGGCTTGACCATTGATTGCGAATGTCGTTGTGTTGTGCTTGTTATGGTCTTGAGCAGCATACGCTCTCAGGATGCCTGAAAAATCAAACACCCCACAGTCTTGTGAATTGGGGAGCTGTTTCAATTTAGCTACGACAACAGTAGATGCCCCTACAAGAGAAATCTGACATATGTACCTGAATTTGCTATTTGTAGGTAGACCACTGTCTTCAAATTCTACGTAGACTATTTTGTCCGCAGTGCCTAATAATGTAGGCGTGGGTTCTTGGGGAATTGTTACAGCCATTATATAACGATTTCAAATACGATTTCCTGTGGTATGTTTTTTTGAAAGAAGTGAAACACATCAGACGCATAAGCTAGTTCGATACGCTTCTGATATTTCTTAAACAATATAGTCATTGTGGGTTTAAAAAACGGGGTCGGCTCTATACCATGCATATATATCGAGCGACTAATCGTTTGGGCCATCTGATCGTATGACATGAATCTCCCTGACTTTGTGTTTCTCCATTGCTTTACGGGTTTGTCATTTATCCATTTCCTGATGGCTGGTCGCATCATACCTTTTGGCCCTGTCCCTGAACCAAACTTAAAGGGGCTGTTCGGGGCTTTCTTATTTGTGACAGCACCTTGTACCCCTTCTTCCACAAACTGCCAGTACGGAGCTTTGTCGAAATTGAAAACCAATGCGAATTCACGTTTGTTGATTTCGAAGGTGTGGTTCATAGACTTGCTCAGGTTGCCACTGGCATTCTTGCCTTCTTTGGCTAGAATCTTTTGAGCTTGTTTGATGACTGCATTCGCGTATTTTTCAAACTCCTTTTGCGTCCTATCCAAATCAACTTTATAGATTTCTCCATTGAGTTGAAATTGTAAATTAATAGAGGGCATCGCACAGGTTGCTTGGGCTTGGCAACCTCAACTCAAAATTGGCTGACCACCCTGTTAGACTATTGGTAAATCGAGCCGTAAATGGTTCGCAGGTGACAGGCATAGCGAACGACCATTCACTGGGTACAAAGTTATTTTGTCCCGATTGAGCGAGATGAAACTCAGCTATAACATCCTGCATAATTCCAAGGGTATCGGTATAGACTTCCGTTACATAGTCGTGCTGAACCTCAAACACGACGGTAGCTACTACGACTTCATATGTGTAGCTTGTAAAAGTTCCCTCAATTGATGCTTCTGTAACTTGAGCATACAACAACGGGAACTTATCAATCGTGATTTGATTTATGTCTATCTCATCAACAGAGTGGGTATAAAAGCTCTTGAGCTGCTGATGGTTCGTCACTATTGTTTGGAACACATCGTTGATGTCACTAACGGTTTGCATTGATGTTTATTTTTTGTGAGAGCGATTGGTCTTTTTCGTATGCCATAAAAGTGAATGCTTCTTCTACTAATATACGTGTAACCGATTGCATCTGTAAGATGTCACCGTTGGCAAGCTGATAGATAATTGCGTACCATCCCCACTTCTTGGTCATCTTATCTGGCTCTCCAGTAGATGTGAATAACGCTGCAAATTTTTTGCTAATTGTATCTCGATACGATAAAAAAAAACCACTGCGCCTATTGCGACATCCATTGGACATTCTCCCATTGCGTCTATCTTTATTTGACTAGGCGCATAGTCCTCAATCTCGTAGAGTTCTGACTTCTTCTTTGTGATCGGCCTATACAATACTGCTAACACCTCTTGCAGGTTTTCGTACATACCTCCTTCAAGGTACGATTCTAGGTCGGCAAACTCACCTACCGTTAGTTCTTGCATATTGGGGATGAAACCGTACTCGACGTGTTCCATCGTAAAGTTGCGTTGCAATGAAAACTTGCTGATGTCGGGTTCTTGAAATAACCAAGTCAACTCACGGACGACTTTGTTTAAATCATCCATCATCATCCTATCAATCAGATCAGCTTCAGTGCCACAGAAGATTTCTAACACTTTCTTTATCGCCTCTCGATTGGATTCCTTCCCCTTCCATTTGCTCATCATCTGCTTGTATTGCCGTACTGTAATGTCGGCATAGCTTTCTGGTATAAGGAGTGTAACTTTCATGCGATGTAGTATTTACCAGTTTTACGGAGGAGTTTATTTAAACACACATAGCGAACAGCATCGACACAGTGATTCCACTCGTCCCTCGGCTGATTGAGTATGCGAGAATTTTTATCTGTCATCCACTTGTAGTTGCGAAACTCCTTCTGAGCATTGATGCTTGTGTCTTTGATATAGAGCTTGTAGCGACGCATCAAATCTATGCCTATCCTTACAGAGTCTGGGCCTTTCTTTGCTGGCTTAATATTGAAGTTCATGCGATGTATCTCTTCAATGCTTTTTGGTTCGCTACTATCTGCAATTATCTCTTCATGCCTAGTAATTCCCAACTCCTGCAATTTGTGTCCTACATCACTATTAGTCAAACCACCACTGTACATAAACTCCTCAATGTACAAGGCATTGTCGTATTCGTAAACCTTGACCAGTGCCGATGGATCATTGGCAAAACCCCAGTCTAAACCCCATCCTAAAAACTTAGCGTGTTGTGGCAGTTCTGAATAGATGTCACTATGGAAGATGGTTTCTCTACTCATCCCTCGCTCACCCAATCCATAAACAGTCCAGTAGTATTCGTCTGTATCCTTGAGCCTTTCGATTTCAGCAATCGTTTCTTGGTTTAGAAACGGGTTGTCCTTGTATGTGGACTTATAAAACGATGCGTCATTACGTGGAATTACCTCATCGTAAATCCAGTGATATTCATCGGATGGGTTGTAGTCGAGAATGACCGATGGTGCATTTAAGTCGTGTGACGTTCGCAGCGTCAGTTGTCGATAGCTTTCCAGGTCTAGCTCGTTACATTCATTGATAAAACAAAATTGTCGCTTAGAGCCTCGAATTTTTTGTGGTTGGTCAATACTGATAAACTCCCACGTATTTCCAAATAGGTTGTAAGTGTTATCCGTCTTGTTGTGGTTGCGCTCATCGTACCAGTCTTCCCTGTCAAGGATAAACATGAAGTCACGCAGTACCGATGCTCGTAATGAGGGAAACGATTTACGAACTACCGTGATCAGATAACCTGCGT